TTGTTAGTCTTTTTCTTACCAAGAACTTTAGTGAAAGCAGTTTTGATTTGTGCTTTCGTTGCATTCTCAGGAACAACAAAGTCTTCATCTTGTGCGAGAGAAGATGAAGTAATCACATTGAATTGGTCGAAACCAGTATCTTGAAATTGAACGCACCCATTCTTACGATAATCTGATTTCACTTTCTCATAGTTTTCCTGACCATTGCCATACCAACGATAGCAAGTCGAAAAATCACGACCAGGAGTGATACGGAAGTTAATCAGATTCACAGTTGGGAACCTATCTTTCACAGTTTGCAGAAGAACTTTGGCATAACGAGGGAAGTTATCATAATCAAGAGCAGGATACACACGACCAGTCTTCCTATCACGAATCGCAGTGCGAGCGTGTTTTGTATTGCCAATGTATTCAGGAGAATCGGGATAACGACCCTTGCGAGCAACCGTCACCGAATTTTGGTATCCCTCACCATCAGTCAAGAAAACAACATTCACCTTCTGAAGTTTATTCTTTGCCTGGAAATCAGGAATCAAAGAATGAAGTGCCATCATACTTTCACCGATAGGAGAACCAGAAAGGTCCAGGTGAGGAGGAACAATACCAGCACGTTTCTGATATGCATAACAAACAGACCAGATGTTCTTAAGTTGTTCATCAAGAACTCGGTTATTCACTTTACTGGTGAAGAAATTCATCAGACGGAAAGTTGCCTCAGGAGAGAGAACACCAGCAACCTTTTCATACACAGGAGGATGATTGGGTTGCAGTTCCATATAGGAATGAGCATCCAGAGTGAAAGCATAAACCTCGAAAGGAATATTCACCTTACGGCAGAACCAAATAAGATTCAGCAGTTGCTTATAAGCATCCAGAAGGAATTCACTCATTGAACCAGACCAGTCAAGAATGAAGATGAGACCGTGATTCTTACCGTCAGGGACCACAGAAACCTTCTTAAACAGATCTTCGTTGAACTTATAGGTATGAAGTTTAGAAGTGTCGAGGACACCCGTGCGAGCAGTGCTAGACCGAGCATATTGGTCTGCAGACTTCTTACACTCAAACTCTTTTACCAGATAAGAAACTTCTTTTTCAGCAGACTTCTTATAGGCATTATATTCCTTAGAAGTGAAATCAAAAGTTTCTTTGTAATAAGAACCACGGGTTTCGTAAAACTCCTTTGCTTTACGGTGAACAAACTCATTGGGAATAACCATCGTCTCAAGATTCATCTTGGGAAGTTCCACATAATGAGTTTCTTGAGCATACTTATCCACAAGGTCTTGGGACTTTTCATCAAAAGAACGAGAAGTCTTGGAAGTTAGTTCATCTTTGTTAGTTTCCCCGTGCTGATTACTTGCTTCCTGACCGAAACCACCACCATTCGGTGCTTCCATAGACTTATTCATATCATCACCGAAGGATTCACCATCAGTTTGAGATTGACCCTGCGAATCTTGCTCCAGTTGAGATTTGTTCTCACCGTCTTGATTCTCTCCATCTTGGGAAGAATCGGAAGAACCTTCAGTCCTCTCACCAGCACCCTGAGAAGAATCACCTTCACCAGAAGTAGGCATTGCCTGAACCTCTTGTTTTTTATACTTCACATACTCAGTAATTTCACGAGCAAGTTTCAGCACTTCATCAAAAGTTTCAGTCAAAGAAGCACGAGTCAGAAACTCATTCTCTTCATCGTTGAAACAAATGTTATGAAACGCACCAATCTTGTAGTAGAGATTGATTCGGTCAATAAAGGCCAGTTCATCCAGATTCTCTTCCTTGGTTGAGAAGAAGTCATCGGCATTCAGTTCATTATAACCATTGTAGAAAGTCCGAGAAAGACCAGGATACTTTTTCTTCATCAGACGTTCTACACGAACATCCTCAAGAACGTTTACAAAATCCCTAGGAACTTCTGGATAATCTTTCGTCCAGTCAATATTATCGGTAAACAGTGCATGTCCCACTTCGTGACCCACCAGAAGGTCATAAACAATCGCAGATGCTTTATCCCAACTCGGAAGAGTCAGCACACGACGGTCCACATCAAACATTGCAGTCGGAACTTTCTTGTGTTCGATAATAAGATTCTCAGTTGCCAGACATTTGGCAAGAGAACCTTTGACTTCTAGGTTGACGGACATCTGGTTTGCTTTTGAACTTCTAGTAATATAACAGAAGTTCATCCAAATTATTTCATGAGTGGACGGTTTAAAAAATGGATTACTCGCAGACCATCCTACTAAATCCCTTTACTTTTTCAAATCGGATAACACTCTCAAATCTGTCCTCAAGACCAGTTTTATGAGAGATAACAAAAATGTTTGCGTCTTTAATCACATAACGAATGATTTTAAGAAACTCTTCTGTTCCAAATCCATCAAGTGAACTATCGAAAACCTCATCCATAATCAGAAGATTTGTATTAACTGAGTTCTTCATTCTTGCAACTTCTCTCCAAGTAAATAGAAGCGCAAGATCGATTCTCATTTTTTCTCCTTCACTAAAGGAAGCATAAGAGAAATCTTCATGAATAGGTGACTGAACGGTTTCGTTAAACTCCTCATCAAGAGCAAAGTTAATGTAGAAATCCATCATCTGAAGATAACGGTTTACTTGCTGATTTATTAGCGGTAAATACTTCTTAATGATTTTGGACTTTACTCCACCGTCTTTAAGTAAACTATACGAAAAATCGTAATAGTTGATTGTGTCTTTTTTAGAAGCGAGTTCGTCGTATGTAGTTTTTAAGTTGTCTTTGAAGGATTCTAATTTCTCATGTTCAGAATTTCTGTTTGCAAGGTTCTCGGTAAGAACTTGAATTTCCTTTTCAAGATTTCGGATTTGTCTCCGTAATCCGTTAATCTTAATATTATTTTGAGAAATGCCATTCGTTAATTTTGAGATCTCCTTCGATAGAGCGGTGAATTGACGCTCTCGCTCTTCTTCCTCTTTAATTGCCTCCTCTAGTTCTTTGTAACCAGATTGCAACTCTTTTGCTTTATTTTGAGCGTCATTAATTCTATTTATTCTGAAGGTCTCTTCAATTGATTGAGTACAGGTGGGACAAACCGTATTTTCAGTAAAAAACTTATGCTCCTCAGTAATAGTTATAACTTTCTGGGAGATCTTACCTTTTAAGTTTCCAAGTTTACGCAGTTTTTCTGCATACCCAGTTAGTTTATCTTGATTTTTAATATGTTCTCGAAGAGGTTCTTCTATGGAAGAATTATCATTCATTAAATATCCAATTTCTTTAGTCAAAGACATAATGGATACATTTTTATCATCAATATCTTTCTTTCCCCGATTTTCAAGTTCTTCAATAAAACTCTCTTGCATCTTGACTTTATCAAGAAGAGATTCTTTCTTCAACTCAAGAACTTTAACATCTTCTTTTGCTTGACGAATCTTTTCCTTGATTACAGAATTCATTGAAGAAAAGATTTTAATGTCAAGAAGATCTTCAATAACTTCACGTCGATTAGATGCAGACAGTTGCATGAAAGGAACGAAAGTACTTGAACCCAAAATTACAATTTGAGTAAAAGACTTATAATTCATTTTAAGAACATTTTGTTCCAACCACTTTTGCTGATCTAATGCAGCAGAAGATTGATCCAAAATGGAATCGTTTCTCCAGATTTCAAACAGTGCTGGTTTGATTCCACGAATTACTTTCCATTCAACATTTCCAATAGAAAATTCAACCTCAACTCTACAGTCTTTTTCATTTACAGAATTGATGAGTTGTGGCTTATTAATTTTCCTAAAGGATTTTCCAAACAGAGAAAATGTCAGGGCATCAAGTACAGTACTCTTTCCAGCACCATTCGTACCAATGATCAGGTTGGTTTTATTTTTTGTAAAATCAACCTCTGTATATTGATTACCAGTAGATAATAGATTTTTCCATTTTATAGTTTTAAAAATAATCATAATCAGTATCAGGAGGAATTACAATATCATTGGCAGTAATGATCGAATAATCATATTCATGAAGTTCACACGCTTTCATCATTACATCATTTTCTATTTCAATAACATGCATCTCTGGGTATCCACTTTCTTCTAGCATCATAGCATATCTTACGGCATCATCTTCTTCTTCAAAGAGATAAAGAATTTGTTCACCTTCATCGTTTGTTACAGAATATGCTCCTTCAGTTTCTCTACCATTAATAGTTAAGATAAACATTTAAACTAGTTCACATGCTTCTTGATATATTTCTTGAATCATTTTTTGAACGATTGATTTATCAAGACTGATTTCTGCCTCCTCAATATATCTATTCAAAATAGATATGGTATCCTCAGATTCAAAAACCTCAAATTCTTCAGATTCTTGAATTGCAAAATTTTCAACAACCTTTAATTCAGCAACACCTGAGGAGTAAAGTTTGTCAATGAACTTTTCAAACTTTTTAGTATCAGATTTATTACGAACGATTACTCTAACAATCTTGTTTTCATACTCACGAGTATCAAAAGTTTGGTAGTTAGTATCCTCATAGTAAATGTTGTGGAACATTTTATAAGGATTATTTACATACTCATGAGTTACTGTTTCTGTATCAAAAATACTGAATCCTCTGGTATCTCCAACATCAGTCCAGTAAATCTCATAAGGATTTCCTAGATAGAAGATTGTTCCATTAGTCGATCGAGTGTGATAGTGTCCCGAATAGACCCTGGTGAACTTGTCAAATAATTTGCCCTCCAGACCATGCTCCATGACGATTTGTTTATTAACTCTAAATCCTTGGAATTCAAAATGCCCCAACGACACTTCGCAAGAAGTATTTTCAACGAGTTTAAGAGTTTCTTCTTCATTTTCTTGATTTATCCAAGGACATAAAAGAACATTCAATCCGCCAATAGTAGTTTCTGTTGCTTTTGAATATACCTTAACATTATAGTACTCCCTCAATAATAAGTCAACAGAGTTTACACTGTTTGTATTTTTATAATAGCAGTCATGATTTCCGGAAATTAAGTGAACTTTAATATCTCTTTTTGAGAGTTCATCAAAAAATACTTTTTTAGCCCACCTCAGGGCAGCAAAATCAATACCCTTTCTACTATCAAAACAATCACCCATGTGTACTACATGTTTAATTTTTCTCTCATCTAAAGTGGGGAAGAATACTTCTTTGTAAAATTTCTCAAAGTAATCATGAAATAGTTTAGAGTTTTTGCGAGCACCAAAATGAGTGTCGGTGATTATTGCTATTTCCATTTCTTTCGATTTTCCTCCCAAGGAAGCATTTGGAGATTTTCTATTCTACTACAATACTCTGGAGACATTCCTTTGTCAAAACATTCCTTTACAGATTGAATATGATCTATTTGATACCCGCCATTTACTCCTGCTACAGATCTCGCTAGATCATCTGGATTTATAATATCTTTATTTTCATTATATATTTGTTCTGTAAGATAACTAACTTTCCCTCTAAACTTTCTGAACTCTGATATATCATACCCTCTTTTTTCTTTACATGTTTGGGACATTTTTATTTTCGTCTCTTCACTTCTTGGTCCGGTTTTCTTTCCTTTATTCCAAGGTTCTACCCCATACATAGGATTTTTCTCACCCTGATTATCCTTTCGCATTTTTTCTATAGTTTCGTCAGAATGCTTTTGCAATCCTTTTTTGCCTTTATTCCAAGGTATGGTTCCTTTTTTACCAGACATTAGTATCTTAACTTACTATGAACTCCATCCTTAATACTATTGTAATCAGAATAGTTGCCACCGTCAACCGTGTTGTCGTCTGTAAACACCTCAGAGAATCCAGAACGCTCAAGAATCTTATTCTTGATTTCTAGTTGACGCTTCTCTCTTTGAATACGACGGAGAAATGCGTAGTGAATGATTTGAGTGAAATAAGCAAATGGATTTTGTGACTTCTCTGGATTGAAGTTATGAATATACTGAACACAATTCTCAATGCCGTCAGAAATCATGTCCTCCTTGAACATATAGTTCACGAAGTTTGGCTTAAATGATAGATGATTTGCAATCTTCAGAAAACATTCTCCAATGTAGCGAGGAATAGGAGGTTTTGGTTTTCCTTGAATCTCTGCAATTTCTTTATCTTCACGATACTTAATCAATGCAGCAAGAAACTCTTTATTGTTGACGTAATGCTCTGACCTCTTTCTCTTGGTCATGACCGCTGTGGTTATCATAAGTTTTTACCATTATTATGTATAGATTATACCATTTATACAAATGCTTGACAAGACATCTGAAAGTTGGTACAATGACCTTTGTGGAGGTTGATAAGACTATCTTTAGCTATTTTTATAAATCTTCTCTAAGATCTCTTTAGCATCATTAACATTTGCAATATATCCCATTTTACGACTGAGTTTATATTCATTTGTATTTCCTTTGTTTGATTGGCGTACATAATTTTGATACATAATAATCATTTCAATATCTGAAGACTCAGACATTGTTAAAATATCTTCTACATTTAAGATAAACATATCCTCTGTCGTTGTTTTTAACCATGGTTCTATTTTATATCCAATCACACTAGTTTTTCCTTTAATTTCTGAAATTACAATTGGATTAGTGACTATAAGTAAGGTTCTATCTTCTTCTTCTGAAGCTGCTACCTTACAGAAGATTTCTTCTCCTGTTTTAAGTTTAAGTGTTGCATAAAAATCTTCTTCAATTCCCATCGTTTTTAAGTTGTATTGTGATTATCTCATAATTGAAATTCTCTTCATTATATGTTTTAATTCTCTCAATAAGATGATTTAAGGTATAATTTTTTCTTGAGTTATAAGTACAGTCATCAGAAATATCATATAGAACAGCTTTTGTTTTATCTTTTCCTTTTCTCAATACTCTTCCAATTGATTGAAGATTTCTGATTCTTGATTTACTAGGAGAAGCAAAGATAACATTATGCAAATTTTTAATATTGATGCCAGTGGAAAAAGTTCCGTAAGAAGCAACGATGATGGCATTATTTTCTCTTTCAGTAATTTCTCTGACTAATTCTCTTTCTTCGGTATCCACTCCGCCATGAACAAAAAATACTTTACGTTCATCTCGCTTATCAGTATTTATCTTTTTAAAAAGTATTGATCCATGTGATTCCACTCTACTAAAAAGAACAAGAGTATTTCCTTTTAAATCAAGTGCAAGATTTTTAATAAAATTATTTCTTTTCTCATGAGATATTAAATATTGTATTTCATCTTCATAAGTTTCAAATTTTTGAGGAGAATGTTTCAATACTATGCATTGAATATCAAGTTGAGAAAGATATCCTTGCCTCATCAATTCTTCAGTTTTTGTAACTTTATATGATGGGCCAAATAGTCCTTCAAGAACCCACTTGTGTGTTTGAGTTCCATCAAGAGTTCCAGTAAATCCAAAACGATATTTTGCATGATGAAGTTTTGTCATAATTTCGATCAGAGACTTTGATTTGAACAGATGTGCTTCGTCTCCTATAATACAATTATATTCTTCAAAGAATGAACGTTCTAATTTATAAACAGATTGCCATGTCGTAATAGTTACAGAATATTCGTTAGTCTTTTCCCTACCAGAATAAATTCGATGACAATATGATTCAGCATCCCAACCATAATCCTGAAAATCCTTATACATCTGTTCTACAAGAGATGTCGTTGGAACAACTAAGAGAATTTTTTGCCCTTTATCCACATAATATCTTACGAGGGAATAAATCATCAGTGATTTGCCGCTCGCAGTGGGGCTTATCAATAATTTTCTATTATGCTTTAGGGCACCATATACTCCCTCAATCTGATATTTTCTGGGAGTATGAGCACATATGGAATGCATGTAATCTTTAACACCTTCCTCCGAAATTTCCTCATTGATTTCAAAGGGATGTCCATAAAACTTGTTGTTTTCAAATTTGTAAGTATATCCATATTGCTTACAAAAATCCACGATCTTATCTAACAGACCAACATAGATCTGTTTAGATCTCATATCATATAAATGAATTTCTCCATTCCAATTTCTACCACGATATTGTGGCATGAATTTTGCATTAGGAACCTCAAACTTAAAGTGATCTTTGAGTTCATACTCAATATGAGGTTCTGTATTAATCTTCAAAAATACTTCGTTGGATTTCGATATAATAAGATTTGCCGTAGTATCAGTCACATAAATCCATGCATCTAGGAGTATTTATTTACCCTAGCCCGGCATTAAATCTCATAAATTCTATAGAATTTTTAATTTGATAAGTTCTGTTTTGAATCATTTTTAGGATGCTCTCAATGTAAACAAGCATCGTATCGTAGTAATCAATCTTTAAACAAACTGAAGATAATTTTTCATCTGCGTCAAGATACTTTTGCATAGTATCTTTATCTCTGATTTTTTTTGGAAAGGGATTGTCTACATAAACATCAGGATCTGCCTTTCCAGAATAGTATTCATATCTTTCATGTCTTATATTTCTTTTTTGTTGTTCTGCCTTTTTTCTTAAAAGAAAAATAGTATTATAAAGTTCAAAATATTTTGCATGAAGTATAGGAATATTTAAAGATTCTGTATGCAAATTATCTACATCTATTATAGAATCTTTTTCCCACATTTTTTGGATAGTATCCAAATCAATACTCATAAATCATTTCCATTTCTATCTTGTATATTATACATCAAATATTTGAATGTTACATCCGCCGTAAAGTATTCATTATCTGGATTTGTGGCATCAAACTCTAGTGCTGATAATGAATACGGAAATAATGAACTAAATTTTACCTGAAAATTAAATTTTTGATTACTGTTTAAAACTAAAAGAGTTCCATCGGAATATAAATTCATTTGTGATTTATATGGTTGTTCAAATTTAGAATTAATATTTTGGAAGTCATATATTTCTTGCAAACTCTCCGGAAATCCAAGACCTCTTATCCAATTTTGAATTTCCATATAATTTTCAAGATTTTCATCAACTAAAAATCTAAGAGTGAAGTCCTCAAAATCTATTTTGTCTCCAGGAATTGGAATATCAGTCAAATAATTTGGTTGATTTGCAATTCCTAAAGTTAATCCTGGAATTTGTGCATTATTGGAAAAAAATGCAACTTTTGGTGCTCTATTCAAGGTAAATCGGAATCCTACCGAAGAAAGAAAATTTCGATTTTGTATTTGACTATTATACGGATTGCCAGTGTTAGACATTTTTCTAACTATTTATTGGTTGTTCTTATAATTTTGTGCATAAAAAAGAGGACCCTTTCGGGTCCTCCAGAGAATCTCATAAGAGACTCACATGAGGTTCTTAACCGCAACGCGACGATAGTAGCGGTTTGCATTAACCTTGAGGCGACCCAGACCTTGATCGGTTCCTTCTGCGAATGGATTAGCAACCAGACCGTAGCGGGTCTTGAAGCCGATCTTAGGCTGGAAGGAGTTCTCACCAACGGCACGAACCATTTGGAGAGGAACATAAGGACAATAGAAGAGTCCAGCGTCATAAGGTGAAGAACCCTTATAAC